ATGACGACCCAAGAAATGACAACGCACAACGGATTCAAGTGGGAGATTGGCGTACCCGCTCCAGAGTTGGATGGTGATGGTGATTTATGCTCGAAATCTTTTTACCATTATTATCATCATCCATTGCTGGCTGTGATGTTTAATCCCATCCATGCTAATATAAATGACCCACTCGGATGGGAGGTTAACGCAACTGGTAAACATAAGGATGACAGGGGAATAAAGGGCGGATGCACACAAATGACTCTTGTTAATGATGTTATTCTGCCTAAGGTGTCGGTGGTTCAACGCATTGCGTTTGGAATTTTATGTGCAAAGCAGGTTTGCAAAGATAAAAAATGGAATTTATGGGCTGATGATTGGCTGAGCGGTAAAGATCGCGCCGCCTACGCCGCCGCCTACGCCGCCGCCTACGCCGCCGACGCCGCCTACGCCGCCGACGCCGCCTACGCCGCCGACGCCGCCGACGCCGCCGACGCCGCCGCCTACGCCGCCTACGCCGCCGCCGCCGCCGGTTCCGCCCGAAAATAGGACTACAAAAAAATTTTGAGTATCGCAAAAAAGGCAATGAAATATTAGGCGCAAGCCGGAAAGCAGGATAGCGAAATGACAATCCCTCTTGAATTAGCGTTTGCCCGTGAATTTCGAGATTTGGCATGGGATAAATATGGACGTGCCATCGAAGCGGGTGAAAAGCACACACAATTAAATTTACTCGCGCTGGAGGCGGAAGAGTGGGACAGAATTTGTCAGAACTTGTATAACAAATGGCAGGCAATAGGCGGGACAAGCGACATCGAATCACTGTTCGCCGACCCGCAACCGCCCACCGAAGCCGAAAAACAGGCAACGGAAGCGCAAACGATTGACGACTGGCTGAGATCCGACAGCGGCGCGGCGTTGTATGGCGAAGGCATGTTAACTCGAACGGTCGAAAAGCCAGCGGCAACGTGGGCTGAGTTTGCGGCGCAACGTGACCGCAACTTCAACCGCCATTACTATGGCAACTCGGAAGGGAAACCAACATGGATGAGATGACCGCCCTCGTGATCTTCGTCGCTGTGTTGACCGTGTTATGTATCCTGTCTTTTGTGGAGGCGACCCGCTCCCAGCCGTAGCAAGGCGCAACCGCCAGCCGCACGCGGGTAACTGTGCGGTAAAAACTTTACAGGGCAATGCCCACAAAGAAAAGGATAATCACAATGGACGCAAAAGATTTGTTCCCCCCCTCTGAATACCTGAAATCTGAGGACGTTGAAGATGAAGGCGGCGAGATGCAGTTGACCGTGCGCGGCGTATCCATCAAGGAATACGAAGAGGACGACGGCGCAAAGACCCGTAAAGGGTTACTCTCATTCGTCGAGACCGAAAAGAAGCTCGCCCTCAACGCCACGAACAACAAGACCATGTGCGCGATGTTTGGCGACAAGGACATTGATAAAAACTGGCTCGGCAAGGCAATCGTCCTATTCGTTGACCCGCACGTACAGTACGCAGGTAAAGAGGTCAAAGGGATTCGCATTCGCCTGATTGATCCGAAACAGGATGTCATTACAGCATTCTGGATGGAAGCCCGCAAGCGTGGCTTTACTCAACAGGATGGACGCGACCACTTGAAAGAATTTGGCGGCGATTTCGAGAAGGCATTGCAAGCCCTGCTTGCCGACCCCTTCTAACCAGCAGGGCGCATGGCTCGAAACTGTGCGCCCTCATTAGCCCCGCCGTGTCGGTCGAGATGCTTGATAGTTAACTAACATCGCGGCGGCGGGGCGAAACTATCAGCAGGCGGCGGCGAAAGCCAAGTAGACGAAACCGCACAATGCGTCCGCCTGCTGATATATCACAGGAAAGTGAGAGACAATGGCAAATAAATTCAAAGGCATAAAATGTCCGAAATGTGGAAAGAAGGGTTTGAGTTATGCGCCGCATCCACACGCATACGGCTGGAAGAATTATAATGAGATTGCGTGCCGCTATTGCGACTCTCGTTTTCCTGCTAAAAAAATTGAATCCTTGACACCCCCGCCCGAGCGGGGTAAAATCAAGGCAATCAAATAGCGCATGTACGGAGCGCAGGCACGACGGGAGTCACGTCCCATAGACATGCAAACGAGATAACCTTTTTGTGGTTGCTTTGTTGCCTTCCCTTTGCATATCGGGAATCGTGACAGGGCGCAAGGCAACCACAAGCAGGTTATTTTTTTAATCACATGGAGCAGGCATGAGTGAGCAACAGGCAGATTACATCACAGAGACAGACGAAGCCTTGCAGATGTTAGGCAAGGGATACAACGGCGATCCGTTGCCGCCTACGGAATTTATATCCATCATGAGCGGGTTTACCCCCGCCCCTGATAAATTGATTATTGAGTTCGGTTATGTTACCGCCTTGGTTTGGGGCAGGACGTGGCGATATTGTCAAATGTCAGACGGGGTATGCAGGGCGAAGATTGAAACCATTGGAGCGGGACTTGGAATGTCAGAGCGCACAATTATCAGGCACTTGGATACATTATGCGAAGGCGGTTATCTGTTTGACATGACGCCCGATTTACGAAACAAACCCCACATTTACGCAGACACAGGCAAGATTAGAATCAGGGTGAGTGTTGAAGGTGGTATGACACAGAGTCATAGTACTATGACAGAGAGTCACCGTGAGGGTGACAGAGAGTCACATGAAGAAAGTACTAAGAAGAAAGAATCTAAGAAACAAAAGATTAAAGAGGGCGCAAGCGCCACGCCAAAACCACCCACCCCGCCTGAGATCAAACTTTACAGGGAAGTAACCAAGAAATACCCACCCCTCCCCAATTATGAGGATGTTGTATCTCACATTAAAGCGATTGCAATTCGTTTGGGTAGGGAGGTTATCGCCGCCGATTTGTCCCCATTTTATAAAGCCTGGACGGGTAACGGCTGGAATCAGTTTTCAATTAGCTGGCTTGAATATGCCGTAAAAAATCAAACCCCATCCCCTTATAAAAAGCAATCCCAACCAAACCAACCCCCGCGCGGTGTTTCCGTGGCGCAATCGTGGCTGGTTAGAAAGCAGGCAGAGGCTAATGGCTAACATCACAGACATTGCACAAATCATCGGCATTATTAGTGCGGCGTATCCGAACTTCAACCCATCCGAATTAACCGCCGAAGTCTATTATCAAACCTTATCCGACATACCGAGCGACGAACTCAAAGCGGCTACCTTGCATTGCATCGCAGAAGCGGGGCGCAAGTTTGCCCCGTCTGTTGGTGAATTGCGCGGCGCGGTGGGTGAGTTGAGGAGTTATAAAGCGAACCTTCCGAGCGGGTATCAGGCATGGGAGGAAGTGCAACGGCAGATAGTAGAGAATGGCGGGGATTATGGCAAGCCGGTTTGGAGCAGTCCGGTTGTTGAGCGTGCGGTGAAAATGATTGGCTGGCGCAACTTACGCATGAGCGAAGATGTTACGGCAGATCGGGCAAGGTTTTTGCAATGCTACGAGCAACTATCCGAGCGCGTGCTTAGGGATGAAATGTTACTGCCCGAAGTGCGCGGTTATCTTGAAGTGAACGGAGCAAGGATACTTGCCCCGATGGAACAAATCAAACAACTTGCGAAAGGGATGAAGAAATGATAACGATTGAACGCACGAACGAACTGCCGCACGGCTGGCACAAGATGATTATGTGTAAAAGCGTGGATGAAGCAGAAAAGGAACGGGACGGGCGCACGGCGTACCTGTTCAAGAGTCGCTTCATTGAGGCATGGTATCTGTTTATTCCGGTAGGTGACGAATGAAACTATATTACTTCCCCAAAACTCCGCGCGTCCGCATAGACGACAAAGATTATGAAATCGAAGAAGAGCGTCTATTGCGCGGGGCATACTCTGGGGCAATGCACGAATGGAAAAGGCAATTGCAGGCAGTCCCCCTGTTTGTCGTGTCTGAAATAATCACCCAGCCGCGCCATGCGGCAGAAGGCGAGCGAGAATGAACGCGTTTGAAAAAATGTTATCCGGTATAAAAGGCACAGCAACTCCTTTACAGGATTTGATTATGCTTGAAACGGATGTTGAGTACAGGGAAAAAGCCGCCGCCGAACTTGAGGCGATGCGGACGATGGCAGACGACTTCAAACACCAACTGGCGCATTATGAAGTGGCGGTTGAGGAACTTGAGGCAGAATTAAAGGCGTTAAAGGCGGAGCGCGACGAAATTATACAGTTCCTGCGAAACGCTGAAAATGATTTTTATTGTGACAACGATGGGCGCGGCTGTGGAACAGGGTGTCGGGCGGGAGAACTGGCTGATAAATTGGAAGGCAAATCAATCAATGAAACTCCCCGATGACATCCTGACTATCATATCCGCCTTTGCCGAAGAGTCTGGCAATGCAAAGCGGGGGTTTGCCCATGCGCTGGTTGCGTGTGGCTTCGTCGCTGAAATCAAACACGGCTACCACGATGAGGTCTACGCCATGATTGCAGACCAGTGGAACGCCCATAGCGGTGAGGACGTAACCGCCCGCACGGTGAGGTATTGGATTGCATCCGTACAGGATTACACGGCGGATGAATTGCGCGCCTTCCGTGACCTGACATCGGCGCAACTTGTCGAAGCCGTCAAATTGGCAACGATTGCCAAAGTGGAAGTCGGCGACATTTGCAGATGGGCGGTGGATGGTCAAGTCCAGACGGTCACAGCGATGCGGGCGCATTGGCTACCGTTGACGGGCGAGCCGGACAAGACCGACCCGCCCTATGTGACCGCCCTTGTCCGATGGTTCGGACGGCTGGCGCAAAAGCACAGCGAACACAAGCCACGCATTGATGAGATGATTGCAGAGGTTAGGAGTTGGTTATGAACATCAACGAATGGATGATTAAATACAAGTTTGCCAAAAACGACTTCAACGCCAACGCCATATTCTACGGTTTGGAACTCAACCGCATCCCCCGCTTTTGGGCGCGCGTCCATCGTATAATCTTGTACCGTGATTGGCGTAACAGCAAGGCGTTTGGCGGCAAGACGGCGGACTGTTTCGCCAAAGCGATTGCGGGCGAGCGCGTGCCGAAATTGACTTGACCCATGACTTAAGTACTATTGAATACCCGCCAGCAATCTGATATAAAAGACGCGCAGTAACTCGGTTCCCTTCGCATGACGTTCAGAAGTGTAGCAGGGTTACTGTACACAGACATGGCATCAAATATTTTTATAATCAATGGCAAGAAATACCGCAGGTCTATAAAACAAGGCCGCAAGCCGCAGGGTTTAACGCGCTGGACAGGAAGATTAACAAAAGAGTCTTTGGATATTCTAAAATCAAAAGCAAATGAATTGCATCCATATTACACGGTCAACGATTTTGTTAGAATTGCAGTTGATAATTATGTACGTACAGAATTGTTAAATACATAGTTGGCAGGCCTCTTGCCCCGCAAAGAAAGTGAGAAAACATGGCTACCATAGTTTCGATAGTTGAAGGCAAAACAAAATATCATCAAAACACAACGCTTACAAAGGTTCGCCAATTGATTGATGGTCATTTATCCTTTTCGCTAATGGTTGTTGATCCAAACAAGGCGAACAAAATCAGCGACGTAAATGAAGTAAATCTCAATGATGTTTTGCTTCATGGCGCATTTATCGGCAAGGTGGTTTTCTTCGCTAATGGTCATCGTGTTGTGTTGGAATCAATCACATCACTTGATCGCATAGAAGTTGATTGTCGCAAGTGTTTATGGCTCCGCCCTGCAAGTGAATTGAAAGGCTTGGGGCTTGCCAACATTGCATGAAGGCGGACAAAGGCTTACAGTCTGCAAGGAAAGTCAGTTCGTAAGCCCCGCCTTTGCCGCTTATGCTTTCCGTTAGACCCCTTCTTGGAGGCATAGGTTATGAGTGGTTACTTTGAAATTGGCATCTTCTCTCCAAAAACAGAAATGAACATCGGCACACTTTGGCGCAGTGCTTATCAACTCGGTGCGACTGGTATTTTTACGATTGGTCGCCGCTATAAACAACAGGCAAGCGATACCACAAAAGCATTTCGTCATATTCCTTTGCGGAATTATGAAAGTTTTGATGAGTTCTATTCTCACATTCCATACGACGCCATGCTTGTCGGTGTTGAAATGGGCGGAAAATCTCTTTCAAGTTTCGCTCATCCAAAGCAAGCAGTTTATCTTTTGGGTGCGGAAGATTACGGCTTGCCAAAAGAAGTTATTGCAAAGTGTAGGCTTGTTGTTTCTCTTGAATCCGTAAACACTTTGTCCTACAATGTCGCGGTTGCTGGTTCTTTGGTTATGTACCATCGCGTAACAAACGCGGGGTCTAACAAAGCGTGAACCCGACTTGAAACTACGTGCCGAAAAAATATAGTTGTCTTGTGTTCCCCGTTTCAAGCGGGTTACGCAAACCGTTAGTTGCTTTCCTTATGTCAAAATCTGGCTTTGAAGTCATGCAAAAATTGGTAAACTCTCGCCTAACCGAAATTGAATCTGTAAACAATATCAAGATTGTTTATGCTTGCGAGTCTGGCAGTCGCGCTTGGGGTTTCCCGTCTACAAATAGCGATTACGATGTTCGTTTTATCTACATTCGTCCAATTGAGTGGTATCTTTCGATTGATGAAAAAAGGGATGTAATCGAATATCCAATTAATGAACAATTAGATATAAACGGATGGGACTTAAAAAAGGCACTACAACTTTTGCGAAAGACAAATCCTCCCCTTTTAGAATGGCTTGGCTCGCCTATTATCTATTTTGAAAAATACACTACCGCCGAAAAAATGCGGCAATTTGCAAAAGAGTATTATTCTCCATCCGCCTGTCTTTATCACTATTTGCACATGGCTCGCGGAAATTTTCGTGAGTATCTTCAAGGTGATATTGTTTGGGTAAAAAAATATTTTTATGTTTTGCGCCCGATTCTTGCAATGAAGTGGATTGAAGAAGGACGTGGTATATTCCCAACTGATTTCAATATAGCGGTTGAGAAACTAACGCTCGCCGCCGAATTGAAAGAAGCCATTGCAAAATTATTAGAAAGCAAACGTGTTGGAAATGAGTTAGATAAAGGCGAAAAGATTCGAGCCATCAGCAACTTTATTGAAAGTGAACTTGAGCGATGGGAAAATTCCGAAATTTCCAAAAGCGTTGTTGCTTCTCATGATACAAAACTTGATGAGTTTTTCCGTGAAAATATAAAGGAAGTCTGGTAAAACACAAACGCAACTAACAAAGCGTGCACCTGACGCTGGGGATTCTGCGCACATCTCAAGCAGTTTCCTACGCCTTATCATTTTTCCAGTTGGACGGCTTCGCCGTCCCCGCCCCAGCGCAGGTAACGCAAACCGTTGGGCGGACGCTCCGCCAGAAAGTGATAATAGCAATGCCGAATCTAACAGCAAAAGTAAATGTCAATATTATAAAAATTGTTGATGTAAAGTTTTTGAAATACCATTTTTTGAAGTATTTTGGTTACGAACTTCCGCAAACACAAATAAATGTGTTTAGTAATGAGTTTTTAGATTACTGCTTATACATCATTCAGGAAGCATCTTATCTACCATCCCGCCGCCCAACACAGCGTCCAGCGGATTTGGCTACAACGTGCGGCGAATGTGGTCAAACTGGCATTGCTGGTCTTGTATGTCCTAATTGTGGTGCACGGCGCGCATCGCCAAACCGCTAACGCAAACCGGTTCTACGGCACGTGGCGCAAAGGAGTAATATGCCATTTCAAGAATTCACTTGTTCGGGTTGCAATCTGTCAACCATTTCGAGTTTTGATCTCACCGATAAACCACATCTTGACTGTTCTAGTGGTATTGGTCATTGGGTAGAAGCCGTAGAACAAAGCGTGCAGCCGACTGATGAAGCCTGCCCGCCTGATCGTCACGTCTATTACACGGCGTTTCTGTCCTATATTTTTTGTCCGTATTGCGGTGAGCGGCTTCACAGCGGCTAACGCAAACCGGTTGGAAGGCTGTCTTATAATTGGCATAAGGAGAAAACAAAAATGAAAATCATCACAGATAAAAATAAAATTTATGAGATTGCAAGAAACGACCCTGTTGTGCATACTCTGATGAAAATGGTTGAACTTGGTCAAATTACTTTTGAGCAAGCCATGATGAGTGGCGTAGGTATCTTGGCAGATCAGTGCGCCGAAATGCAAAAAATTGCCGTAGACGCAATGGCTCATTCCATTCAGCCGCACGCCTTCCAACAAAGCGTGTACTGGACGGGGCTTACAGTCGAGCAAAAAGAAGAAATCTCTAAAATTATCATGCGTGCATTGGCGAAAGGTGCGGCGTAAATCGCCCCGCCAGTAACGCAAACGTTCGGCAAAATCAGGTATAATACCGCCATCAAAAAGGAGAAAATAAATATGGACTGGTCAAATCTTGTAAGTACTGTGCTTGTGATTGTGATTGGCGCGGGCGTCAAATGGGTGTTCAAGTTCCTGAAAGTGGAACTGGACGAAAAAACATTTAACGCCATTGTCGCCGCGATTGTAACTGTACTGCTCGGACTGCTCGGCATGGACGGCGCGCGCGCCGCTGGGTTGTTGTAGTACAATCCTCTTGAACCGCCCGCCGAGAGCCTCCCGTATGATGATATAAGATACAGCGGGAACAGGCGGGCGGCAGATTTCATCGGAGCGAAATCATGGCAACAGCAACAGAAAAGAGAGTCAATGAACATAGCAAGCAGATAGCGATTATCCAAGAGCAACAGATTGAGTATTACAGGTTGCTGAAAAGTATTAATGAGAAATTATCCCCTGACTTTTTTGGAAAGGTTGAAGCGATGTACGAGTATGTTATTACGGGTAACGGGGTAACATCCCTCAAGACATGGCGCAACGAGATAGACAGAGAGCGGCAGGATTTCAAGGAAAACAGAACGGACGCCCTGACCGAGCGGCGCAAATGGTTTTATGGCGTGACGATGTTTAGCGCGGGGGCGGTAGTGAACGCATTATTTAATTTTATAAAATGAATTATCATCAAATCAAACAATGGCTTGAAAACAATCTCTGGTACGGTGAGCAGGGACGCCCGCCACAAGAGCAGACATTAGCGACCGCGCTTATCGAGCCTGATTATACAAAGCGGTGGTACATTGACATTTCAGATTGGGACGGCGGCGCGGTGCAATTGGGGGTCACAAAAGCATTGGGGTGTAGTGGCGTATGGATAAAAGGCGTGGACGGTTCGTTAAATAGCAAACACTTTCCCGCCAATTATGCGACCGCTGTACAGGTAGGCTTGCCGCGTTCCGCTTATGCGTGGCTATATCGGGACGTGAATGTTAGAGCGACCGCTCAGGCGCAAGCCTTTGACACCTTGCTAAATAAATATCCGCCCTCGCCCGAACTCACGCCGCTAATTGATTTTGAATCCACAAGATATGGGGGAGTATCAAGCAACCCTGATTTTACAGACCTCCGAAAGTGGCTGGTTGAATGGTTGCGACTTGGCAACCCAAAGCCGATTTTATACGGCGGCAAATATTATATGGATCAGTTCGGTGCAATGCCGTCAGATGTCCGTGACATGATTGAGGGATTGCACATTGCCAATTATTCAACCCTCAATCCGCCTCTGCCTTTCGGCTTTACGACTTGGATTTATCACCAATTTGCATCTATCGGTAACGCAATGAAAATTGCCCCGAACAATGTAAACAAACTTGAACTTGATTTGAATTATGGGCATGGGACGGTTATACCACCCCCGCCGCCCACAGGAGCGACCATGAAATCAGGAACACTAACAACCAACACAACTTCATTAAAAATCAGGAGTACGCCCGTCGCGCTTGCCGATAACTCGAATCAAATCGGCGGCATCTATCAGGGTGACACAGCGTTTGGCGAGATTGACGCGGCATCCGGCTGGTTACATGTATCCAGCATCAAGCGCGCCAACGACACAAGCCAAACGATTGACGGCTATTGTTCTGCCAATCCGATATATATCACGCTGGTAGACGTGCCGCCCGCGCCGACTCACCGTCATTTGGTTGAGGTGTTCATTGATGGCAAATTGGAATTTACGAAAGCCCTAGAATGACAACCGTACAAATCAAAATAACGCAAGGCGTTTTGCCCGCGCAACCTATCGCGCCAACCTTGTATGAGGTTCGTTGTTATGGCGACCCGTTCATGGTCAAGATGATGGGGCTTGACACCGAGTTTATCAATACCGGCAACTTCCAGAACGTGGTGCTGGCTACGGTAAAACTCGGCGTTGTCAATTTCGGCGCGGTGAGTCAGTATCAGCCGTTAGACTCTGCCGCCGTGCAATATTTATATGACATCCAAACGGCGGATATAAAGACGGTCAAGCAAAAGGTGGATGGCTGGCTTGGAATCGGTGTTGAAGCCGGACGCCCGTACATGTTAAAAAACGGCGTCAATACATGGGGGACGATGGTATGGGGCGGGACGAAGATACAACTTCAAAGCGATGCAAACGGCAAGCCTTATGAGTGGGTGTTCAAGGGCTGGTATCAGCAGGAGGATAAAACAAAGGTCGCTAAACATGACATTGTTTTTGTCAAACCTGTATTTTTTCGCCGTTCTGATATGGGGCGTCCGCTGGCTGAATTGATTGCAGAGTGTAAGATTGTGCGGGCTACGGAGGCATGGCGCAATAACGTATTCAATGACACGCCCCAGGGCGGTATTATCTGGTCACCGTTATGGTCGCCTGAGGATTGGCGTGTGAATAACGGGGCGAGTGAGTTGTATTTGGCGAAGGAGTTTTTGTTACCTTAGACGGCAGACCGCCGTCATGTGATGGGGGGATGGGGTATTGACGTCATCCGCATTAGGCAGGAGAGTGATATGCGATCGTGCCGAAACTGTTACAAACGAAATCTATGGCGTAAGACAGACGAAACGACAATCATAAACGGATACACTGTCCGCATCTGGCAATGCCGATGTGGAGAAAAGCAGGCGGATGAACCGCCGCAAGGATTGAAAACAAAAGCAGGAATATTATATTTTGACATTGAATATGCAATGGGAACGGCATACTATTACAATCGCAAGGTAAGCGGCGGGTATATCACAACTAACATGTTACTCGACCAGCCTTTTGTCATCTGTTGGGCGGCGGCATGGGATAAGGATACAACCCTGCACCCTAAAATCGAATCAATGTCGGTCACATCGAAAGAGGCGGTTGTCAAGAATGACAGGCGTATCATGAAGGGGTTATGGCAATTACTTGATACGGCGGATTATGTTGTAGGTCATAACGTGGACGGGTTTGACATCAAAAAGGTAAACAACCGATTTGTGCAGTTAGGAATGGACTTACCATACTTGTATAAAACTGTTGACACGCTGAAACTATCCAGAAAATACTTTCCCTTTGAATCGAATGGACTTGATTACATTGCACAGAAAATCGGCGGCAAGGCAAAGCGGGATATAGACTTTGACGATTGGCGGCGCATTGTAGAGACTGGCGACGAAAAGACGCTTGTAAAAGCGGAGAGATATTGTAAAGGGGATGTGCGGGAGGGGTTGAACGTGTGGCGATATTTCAGGCGTAAAATCGAATCAAGTGGAAAGGTATTAATCAAATGACCGCCCCCGAACACATTGACGCCGCGCTCGCCCGTTTTGACACTGGACATATCGCCTATTATGCCGTCAAGCCGCCGACCGTATCACTCCATCGTTGGATGCGGCGATTGTATAATGCGGCGTATCGGCGCGGGCGGTTGGTGCGGGTACTGGATGCGCGGGATGGTAAGACGGTTATCATCAAGCCGCAGCGTTAAACCAAACTCCCTACATAAGCAGGGAGTTGGTTAGGGAGGAGATGAAATGAAACGCTGGCAGTATATCACATGGCGGCAAAAACGGGTATAATGGCAAGCGATTGCCAGAATTAATAACGCCCTGCTGGTAACAGGGCGCAAGCCATCGCCGTAGTGGGGCGACAACCTGAGGCGTATTCTACCACATGGACGAATCAATAACACGCAACGCCGCCCGCCTATTGGCGAAAGCGGAGATACTACACAACCATGATGAACTGTATGACGAAGAGCAGTTTAGCGGGGCAGATATTGGCTTGCCGAATGATGAATATATCGTTGTCAAATATTTCAGGCGCAAGGTCAAGCGCGACCGTTTGCAGGAATTGTATGTCGCTACACCGATTCCGGTGTATGAAACGGAAGGTGCGTAGTAACTGCTAACACGATGAAAACAACAAAGGCAAAGCCGCGCGGCAAAAGTTGGGTCAAGGGGCAAAGTGGAAACCCCGCTGGCAGACCGCGCGACGGTGAATCATGGGCGGCGATTATCAAGGCGGTAGGCGATATGTACCCTACCGATATTCTTGCGTTCATCGGTGAGGGTAACGACTTGGGGCGGGCGTTGAAACAGTATCCGCCAAATGTGCAAATGAAATATCTCGTAACCGCCCGCGTGTTTGCCGCGTTGATGTTTGAACCTGCGTCTGGATTGTGGAGAGAATTAATGGAACGTGTGGAAGGCAAAGCGCGTAACGCGGAAGAGAATAACCAAGAATCATCTGTTGCGCCTTTCCACCTCCCCGCCGAACTAATATCCCCGTCATTCTTGTCCGCCTATCGCGACATCAAGGACGCGCGGCATACCGAATACTTATTCTATGGCGGGCGCGGGAGTACCAAGTCGTCATTCGTATCGCTTGCCGTTATCTATTTGTTAATTAGCAATCCAACCATCCACGCGGTAGCGATGCGCCACGTTAAGGAAACATTGCGGGACAGTGTATACAGTCAGTTACTTTGGGCGATTGGTGAGTTAGGGATAGCCGATGCGTTTCATTGCACAGTATCGCCGCTTGAAATGGAATACATACCAACGAAGCAAAAGATATTTTTTAGGGGCGCGGATGACCCCAACAAAATCAAGAGCATCAAACCATCGTTTGGTCATATCGGCTTATTGTGGTTTGAGGAGTTAGATCAATTCCACGGGCAAGAGAGCGTCCGCAAGATTGAGCAATCGGTTATCCGCGGAGGTGACACTGCATGGATATTCAAGTCATTCAACCCCCCGCCCACACAAAACAATTGGGCGAATAAATATCTAACCATTCCTAAAGATACGCAATACCAACATCGAAGCGATTATCTTAATGTTCCTGTTGAGTGGCTGGGCAAGGCGTTTATTGACGAAGCCGAACATCTCAAAAGCGTAAACCCGAAAGCGTATGAACATGAGTATATGGGCGTTGCCAATAGCGACGGCGGGCTTGTATTTACGAATGTCCGCGTTGAACGGATAAGCGACGAGCAAATTGCACAGTTCGATAATGTATTACACGGGCTTGACTGGGGATTTTATCCAGACCCCGCCCATTATTCCCGCGTTCACTTCGACGCGGCGCGGCGCATCCTGTATGTGTTCGGTGAATTACGCGGTTACAAGATGTCTAACGAACAGTTATATAAAGACATCGTAGCGTATGGATACAACCCCGAATCCATCCTGATTGCCGATAGTGCCGAACCGAAAAGCGTTATGGATTTTCGGTCATACGGGGCGCAATGTAGAGGGGCGGAAAAAGGGGAGGGGAGCGTTCGGTATGGCATCAAATGGTTGCAGGGCTTGACCGCAATTATTATAGACAACGTGCGCGCGCCGTATTCAGTAGAGGAGTTTACAGAATATGAGTTCGAGCGTACAAAGGACGGTGAAATTATATCTGCATACCCTGATAACAATAACCACGCAATTGATTCAATCCGTTACGCCACAAATCTAATATGGCGGCGTAAAGGCGAATAATATTTATAGGAGTTTCAAATGGCAAATTTTGTTTTCAACACAGCGAAGGGTCGCGTTGCAGAGTTTTACAACCGTGTAGACGCTAACGACCCCAGCACGGCGCGACTGGTTATCATCCCGCTGGAAACATCGGGCATCGAGACACAAGCGAACCTTGAGGACTCATTGTTTGTGTCGGAGGTCTTGGATGGTACGACCAACGAACAGACCACGATGGGACGCAAGTATCTGACCGATACAGACCTCGCGGCATTGGCGGCGGATATGACCAACAACCGCATGGACGTTGACATCCCCGACATCACCTGGACGGCGGCAACTGGCAACGCAATCAGCGCGCTGGTCATTGCATACGACCCCGCAACCTCGGCAGATAGTGCGATTGTGCCGCTTACGCATCATGATTTTGTTGTGACCCCTGACGGTAGCGACATCGTTGCTCAAATCGCGGCGACCGGATTTTTCCGAGCATCGTAAGCGAGGGCTAAAATGCCCGAACAATTCTATCTGATACCCCAGTCAGACCCGCCGTGGAGCATCACCAATAAACATCGCCCCGTTGCACTGGACGGGATTGTATGCAATTACATCTGCAAGGATGTTCCAGCGTTTAGCGCGTTCCTGGTCAAAGTCAATACGACCGAAGCGAATCATGCGGTGATTGCCGCGCGCCCAAACGTGCGGCAACTGCCCGCTGGTCTGACGTGGGAAACCGTCATCAGTACGATGTCAACCCCACAGAGAAATTTTATCTCCAACCTTTGCGGGCAGTTGGGTATTCCCTATGACGACACAGAAACGCTGGGTGAGTTATTGAATCGGATTGTGTTTTCCGCCGATTTATCGCTCGGCAGTGCATCAGTCACAACGCAATACAACACCCTGACCGTTGGTCAACAAAACGCCCTGAATAATTTTTGCGCCAAGTGGCAAAAACAAAACCCAGGCAGTAACGAGACGATCAAAGGTCTGGTTGCCAGGCTTGCAAAAACCATGTGGGACGGCTCGAAGCCCATCCCCGAGGTGACATAACTCATGGCATTGCCCGCCACTGATAATTTCAATCGTGCCAATGGCGCACCCGGTTCTAACTGGGCTGGTTCGGTTGGCAACGACCTGACCATATCATCGAATGAAGTGACAGGCGCAACCGCGTCCGTAAACTGTTCGATGTATTGGAGTGCAGACAATCCCAACGCCGCGCAATATGGGCAAGCCAAAATTTCACAGACGGGAGCGGGGGAGTTTGCAGGACCAACCGTCAGGTCAAGCGCGACCGACTGGGTGTGCGGTGACGCCAATGGCGGGACAAACTGGCAGATTGAATGGTACAACGCGGGAGCGTTCACAGTCATTGCGTCATGGGCTACCGCGCCCGCGAATGGCGACATTGCAAAAATCACGGCAAGCGGTTCGGCGTTCGAGTTATTTGTCAACGCTACATCCCGCGCCAGCGGCAGTAACGGGAGTGCGCCCAGTACAGGTAATGGGGGTATCTATATATTCGGGAATAGCGCCAGTAGCCGCGTAGATGATTTTGAGGTGGGTAACGGCGCATGGGATGGTTACGCCAATATTGAGGCAGGCGCAAGCACAAACGGCACATCGTTATCTGGCGGCGCGGCTCTCAATATGCCGAGCGGGATTGTATCTGGTCATCTGTTGATTGCCATTGCGTCCAACGATAACACGGGCGGGACGAACATGGGGATTAGCGGATGGGAGCAGTTATTTCATACGCAATATACAGGTAACGTCGTCTCACACGGCGTATGGGCTAAACTGGCGGCGGGTTCGGACACTGCCACGTTGACAGGCGCGTCACAGGACTATGCCGCCAGAGTCATACGCATTACAGATCATGGCGTTGTCACGATAAGTACAGACATCAAGGTGAGTACACCCGCAACAGGCAGTTCCAGCACACCCGACCCTCCATCATTGGATGCGGGATCATCCAAGAAATGGTTGCGGATTGCTACAAACGGCAGTGACGACGACGACAATACTACACCGTATGCGCCTACGAATTACACGGCTGAGGCGCAGGTAGAGAGCGCACAATCCACATCATCCACCATGATTCAGGTGGCATATCGTAAGGTTGAAGGTCAGACCGAAGACCCCGGCACGTTCGCATTGGCGGCAATCGAGGAATGGATTGCAAATGTCATCGCCATTCCGCCCGCGTCCACCGGCACGGCTGCAGTAACGCAAGTCACTGAAACAGATACATCACAGGCGATAGGCAAGGTCAAATATAAGGCGATAACGCAAGACACTGAAACCAATAGCGCGCAAGCAGTTACAAAAGTCAAACGCAATACACTGACCCAAACGACCGAAGCAGATAGCGCGCAAGCAGTGACGTGGAAACTGATACGCCTTGCCGCGCAAACGACCGAGGCAGACACAGCACAGGCAATCGGTAAGGTTAAGTATAAAACCGTTGCACAATCCACCGAGACGGAGACGGCGCAAGCGATAACCGTCCGCAAAGTCAAAGCAATTGCACAGGTCACGGCAACGGATAGTACGCAAGCAGTAGGCAAGGTCAAGTATAAAGCGGTTACACAAACAACCGAAGCCGATAGCGCACAGGCAATTGGCAAGCAAAAGACAAAGGCGATTACACAAGTCACTGAAGCGGATAGCGCGCAAACAATCAGCGCGTCGTCAGCGGACTTTGTGAATCAGGCCACAGAGACAGACACGGCGCAAGCAATTGGCAAAATCAAATATAAAGCGATTGCACAACCCGCCGAAACGGACAGCGCGCAAGCGATAACCTATCGCAAACAAGTAACGATAACACAGGTATCTGAAAACGATTTGGCGCAAGGATTATTCAAGACCAAGCGCGTTTCAGTAGTACAGATAACCGAGACTGATACCGCCCAGGCGATTACGGCGCGCAAGGTTATGGGCGTTACACAAGTTACCGAGACGGACGCGGCGCAACCTATCTATGAGGGCGGCGGTATGATAATCGCCGTGGGGCAAGCCGTGGAAGTGGACGCGGCGGTTGCTATCACGATGTTTTTGGGCGGTAACTATACAGAGTTACATCTGCCGAAACGTACGGCGCGCCTAACACTGCAACAGCGTACCAGTGAACTACAACTAAGCAAGCGCGGCGGACGCTTGACGTTAAAGGAGTTGGATTAATGGCAACCAAAAGATTTTTTATTGAGCGTATCGTACAGGGCGAGGATGAAGCAATCCCGTATTTTTTCGACTCTACTCCGTGGGGTATAAACCCGTCGGCAGTATCGGTCAAAGTCTTCGATGTCACGGATGCAACTCAAACGGCGGATTGGGACGATGTAACCACTACGGTTATGCCTGTTAATTCCCCGTCCGTGGCTGGGAACGTGATTACATTATCCAAACTCCGCGCCCTGACAGACGGGCATATTTATCGTATCGAAGTCAAATTCACCGTTGACGTTTTGGGCGATGTGGAAGCGTATGGCATTGTAGCCGCCGGAGAATAAACCATGTTTCAGAAAATCCTTTCATGGATTCGTGAGGTGTTATCCAAGATGATTAATCCAAACAATATTAAACAGAATTTACGCGTTGAAGTGGCGATGAATCCACTTATGGCGAATGCTTTGCAAACATGGTCGCTCATGTATATCAATCAGTCGCCCTGGGTGGGTGGTGATGTCAAGTCTCTAAACCTTGCCGCCGCGATTGCGGCAGAGTTATCGCGGGCGGTGACGCTTGAAATGGAATTGACTCTAAGCGGGAGCGCGCGCGCCGACTATCTGACAGAGCAGATGTCGCCCGTATTAAATAATCTCCGAATCTTTACCGAGTACGGCGCGGCGAAGGGCGGTATCGTGTTTAAACCTTATCCCAAAGATGGCAGGATTGTTATAGATTATGTACAGGCAGACCAATTCTATCCCGTTGCCTTTGACGTAAACGGAAACATCAGCGCGGCGGTATTTGCAGACCAAAAGACGGTAGGCAATCAATATTATACGCGGCTTGAATATCATGCCCTGTTGCCTGACGGGTATCACATTACAAATACCTGTTACAAATCCCCAACTCGTGATGTGTTGGGGTCACAGATACCATTAACACAAATCGAGCAATGGATGGACATCGAACCCGAGGCGATTATCTATAATATCGAGCGTCCGTTATTCGCTTACTTTAAAATGCCAATAGCGAATAATATTGACCCGTCCTCCCCGTTGGGGGTGTCGGTCTATGCGCGGGCGGTTGCGTTGATTGAACAAGCCGATAGATTATGGAGTGATTTCTTGTGGGAGTTTGAATCGGGCAAGCGCGCCCTGTATACGGATACGATGGCATTCGGAAAAGATGCGGACGGCAAGCCATTACTCCCTGATAAACGTCTATATCGGTTGTTGGATTTGAACAGCAAGATAGAACAAAAGGGATTATTCGAGGACTGGACGCCTACATTGCGCGAGGTGAATATACTTAACGGATTGGACGCCATATTAAAGCGTATTGAGTTCACGTGCGGGCTGGCGCAAGGCACAATCAGCGACCCGTCTACTGTGGCGTTGACGGCTACCGAAATCAAGATGGGGAAACAACGCACGTATGCAACCATTACAGACACACAAAAAAGCCTGGAGGATGCGTTAAACGATTTACTGTATGCAATGGATGTATGGGCTACGTTGTCAAACTTTGCGCCGCGCGGCACATATACCCCCGTGTATTGGTGGGATGATTCAATCGTTGCAGACCATGACACACAATTCATGCAAGACCAGCAGGCGTTGACCATGCAGGTTATGAGCAAGACTGAATTTAGAATGCGGAACTATGGCGAGGATGAAGTCACCGCCCGCAAGATGCTTGACATGCTTGGACAAGAATCAAGCGACGGATTTTTCCCCGCTGAAACGGATTTTGTAAATGCTGAAACCGGAACAGTTTGATGATTTGGCGGACGGGATAACCGAACTGTTCGCGGATTACGAGACATCGGTTATTGAGGACATTGCGCGGCGTCTTGGCAATCTATCATTCGATTCGGCGGCATGGCAGACACAACGCTTAACCGAGGCGGGGTCGTTGTATGGCGATGTGATAAAAAAACTCGCGTCAATGACGGGCAAATCAGAGGCGTATATATCCAAGACCCTGCAACAGGCAGGTGTCAAGGCTATCAAGTTCGATGATAGGATTTATAGAGAGGCGGGGTTAAAGCCTCTGCCTCTCAACCTATCCCCCGCCATGCTTGACACACTACAAGCGGGAATTGATAAGACGGGCGGGGTCGTGAATAACCTGACACAGACAACCGCCCTAACGGCGCGACAGAGTTTTATCCAACACGCGGACAAAGCCTATTTACAGGTATCCACCGGCGCAATGAGTTACGACCAAGCCATACGGCAAGCGGTGAAAGAAGTTGCCGCGCAAGGGCTTGATGTTATAGACTACGCAAGCGGACACAAAGATAAACTTGACGTGGCGATGCGGAGAACAATCTTAACGGGTGTGGCGCAAACTGCGAACCGTTTACAGGATACACGCGCCGCAGAGATGGGGGCTGATTTGGTACAGGTATCCGCGCACGCGGGCGCGCGTAACGAGGGAACGGGCGTTGCGAATCATGCCTCTTGGCAGGGCAAGATATATTCCCGTTCTGGCAATCATCCAAAGTATCCCGACTTCGTAAAATCCACGGGCTACGGGACGGGCGCGGGGTTGGGAGGGTGGAATTGCCGTCATTCGTTCTATCCATTTTTTGAAGGGTTATCCGAGAACGCATATACTAACAAAGACGTGCGGGACATGAATAAGCAAAAGGTTAAGTTTAAGGATGAGTCCATGTCGCTCTATGACGCTACGCAACGTCAGCGCGAGATTGAGCGCAAGATACGATATTGGAAACGTCAGGCGGCGGCGTTGGATAAAGCGAAACAAGAGAACGCACTAGAGCAAGCCAAAATAAAACAATGGCAGGCATATATGCGTAACTTTATCAAGCAAACCGGACTGGATAGGCAAAACGTGCGGGAGCAAATAATCATTCGATGAACGCGAGCCGCTTGCAGATTTTCGTCACTGTTTATTTACGCGACTTGCGTCTTAGGGTATAATGGCGGCAGTTGGAAAACAGTGACCGCGCCGCCCGCGTATCGGCGGGGCGGGCTGGGGCTTTAACAAA